GTATTATCTCTTGGAACAAAGGTTCTTTGGAACTTGAGAACGGAAGTAAAATCTTGGCTGCTTCTACTTCTGCTTCTGCGGTTCGTGGTATGTCATTCAATATTCTATTTTTGGACGAATTTGCATTTGTTCCAAATCACATTGCGGAATCTTTCTTTGCATCAGTATATCCAACGATTACTTCAGGTAAAAATACAAAAGTAATCATTGTATCTACACCTCATGGTATGAATCACTTCTACCGTATGTGGCATGATGCTGAGAAAGGAAAAAATGAATATATTTTTACTGATGTTCATTGGAGTGAAGTTCCAGGAAGAGATTTAGAATGGAAAGCACAAACAATAGCAAATACAAGTGAGCAACAATTCAAAGTTGAATTTGAATGTGAGTTCTTAGGTTCTGTTGATACTTTAATCGCACCTTCTAAACTCAGATCCCTCGTCTACGATGCCCCTAAGACTCGTAGTGCTGGTTTAGATGTTCACATGGATCCTATTGATGAGCACGATTACCTCATCACTGTGGACGTTGCAAGAGGAGTAGGAAACGATTATTCTGCTTTTGTGGTTATAGACATAACACAATTTCCACATAAAGTTGTGGCAAAATATCGAAATAATGAAATAAAACCTATGATATTCCCAAGTATCATTTATGATGTTGCTAAAAGTTATAATGATTCTTATATTTTATGTGAAGTAAATGATGTTGGTGATCAGGTTGCTAGTATCCTTCAATATGACTTGGAGTATAATAATGTACTGATGTGTTCTATGAGAGGAAGAGCAGGACAAATAGTAGGTCAAGGATTTTCTGGTAAAAAAACTCAACTTGGTGTAAAAATGTCCAAGACAGTTAAAAAAATTGGATGTTTAAATCTAAAAACTATGGTAGAAGAAGATAAGTTATATTTAAATGATTATGAAATTATGAGTGAACTTACCACATTTATTCAAAAACACAATTCATTTGAGGCAGAAGAAGGATGTAATGATGATTTGGCAATGTGCTTGGTGATTTATGCTTGGTTAGTCTCTCAAGATTATTTTAAAGAACTTACAGATCAAGATGTAAGAAAAAGATTATATGAAGAACAAAAAAATCAAATAGATCAAGACATGGCACCATTTGGATTTATTGATGATGGTCTTGGTGATAGTAGTTTTACTGATATTGAAGGTGATAGATGGTATGCTGATGAATATGGTGATCGTTCATATATGTGGCAATATAACTGATGGATCTTGATGGTCAAATTAGATTAGGACATTTATTGTTTAATGATAGAAAATGTAGGGTATGTGGAGAAATGAAAAATTTAATTGATAGTTTTTATAGAACTCGTAAAGATCGTGGAACAGTTGCATCATCATATTCTTATGAATGTAAAGAATGTACTATTAAAAGAATAACATTTGGAAGAAAGAAAAAAAATACGTATTTAAACTGGGAATATCCAGACTGGTGAATGTTCACTCCACATTTCCCATGTGAAAAACAACTTTTTAATAAATATTTTCAGTTAACAGAGAATTACGGAGAATCAAATGGCAACTCCTCAATTATCTCCAGGCGTACTCGTCAGAGAGGTTGATTTAACGGTAGGAAGAGCTGATAATGTACTTGATAATATTGGTGCAATTGCAGGACCCTTTCCAATTGGACCAGTAGATTATCCAATTGATATTTCAACAGAACAGGATTTAATCAACGTATTTGGAAAACCACTCTCAACAGATTCTCAATACGAATATTGGATGAGTGCTTCATCATACCTTTCTTACGGTGGTATCCTTAAGGTTGTAAGAACAGATGGATCAACTTTGAATAATGCAAATGCCGGAGTTGGAGCTGCCTCTACTTCAGCATTAAAAATTGAAAATTATGATGATTATACAAATAATCATTCAGATGGAACTAATTTCACTTATGCAGCAAAGAACCCAGGAACTTGGGCAAATAATTTAAAAGTTTGTTTTATTGATAATTTAGCAGATCAGACAATTGGTATTGCAACAACCAACCCTTCAGCTTCTGGGGCAACTATTGGTTTTGGTGTTACGACTGCACTAACAAATATTGCTCTTGCCGGATCAGGAACAACATCACTCTTTAATGGTTATTTAAAGGGTATTATTACTGGTGTTACGACTGATGCTACAGGTGGAAATAGTACTATTGATGTAAGAATTGTTTCTAGAGTTTCATCAGGAAATACAGAAACTTTAATTGATTATGCAGAAAATTCTTCTACTGCATCATATTCTACTTCAAGTTCTCTTCGTTTCGTCAATAATTCTGGAATCAATACCGGAACATCAGCATCTTCTCCGATTACTCCTTCCACAGTTGTTGATTGGTACGGACAACAAACTCTTGGTCTTACAAATTCCACAATTTTCTGGAAGTCAATTGCACCGAAACCAGTTACAAATCAATATTCACTTGATAGAGCTGGTGAGAATGATGCTCTCCATATTGCAGTTGTTGATGACAGAGGAACAATCACAGGAAATTCTGGAACAATTATTGAAAAATTCGTAGGTATTTCCAAGGCATTTGATTCAATTTCTTCAGTAAATTCTCCTCAAAAAATTTGGTACAAACAGTTTCTTGCTGATTTCTCTTCTCAAGTTTATGCAGGAAACAATCCTTCCAGTGCTGCTGATTCATATTACGGAACTGCTCCAAGAGCAGTAGGGTTCAGTACAGCATTTACTCCACGCACAACCTCACAAGGTCTCTGGGGACAGAATGCACAGGGAATCACATTCTCTTCAATCGGAAATGTATCATACACTCTCGCAGGAGGTGTTGATTATTCTGCTACTAATGGAATGCAGGCATCTCTTGGAGATTTGATTGACTCATATCAACTCTTTAGCAATAAAGATGAGATTCAAGTAGATTATCTCATTATGGGCCCAGGTCTTACAAATCAAGTAGATTCACAGGCAAAGGCAAATTATTTGATTTCTCTTGCAGGTTCAAGAAGAGATGCTATTGCTTGTATTGGACCACATAGGGCAAACTTGGTGGGACAAACAAATACTACCACTCAAACAACAAATCTAATTCAATACTTTAGTTCACTTCAATCATCATCTTATGCAATCTTTGATAGTGGATATAAGTATACCTATGATAGATTTAACAATCAATTCCGTTATATTCCTTGTAATGCTGATATTGCAGGTCTAATGACTCGCACCAATATTGTTGCATATCCTTGGTTCTCTCCTGCAGGACAACAGAGAGGAATTTTAAATAATGCAATTAAACTTGCTTACAATCCATCAAAATCACAAAGAGATCAACTTTATCCACAAAGGATTAACTCAATTATAACTCAACCTGGAGTCGGAACTTTTCTTTTTGGAGATAAAACTGCTCTTACATATGCATCTGCGTTTGATAGAATTAATGTTCGTCGTCTGTTCCTTACGATTGAGCAGGCACTTGAAAGAGTTGCACAAGCACAACTTTTTGAATTAAATGACGAATTGACCAGAGCAAATTTCAAAAACGTTGTCGAACCATTTCTTCGTGATGTGGAAGCAAAGAGAGGTCTCTACGGATTTCTGGTTGTTTGCGATACTTCAAATAACACTCCTGATGTTATTGATAATAATGAGTTCCGTGCTGATATCTTCCTAAAACCAACGAAGTCAATTAATTATGTAACTTTAACCTTTGTTGCGACTCGCACTGGTGTTAGTTTTGAAGAAGTTGCTGGAACTGTTTAATTAAAATAAATAAATTAAAAAGGAGAAACTAAAAAAATGGCAACTAACAAAACTCTCTCAGATTTCAAGTCAGCTCTTATTGGTGGTGGTGCTCGCCCCAATCTATTTGAAGTATCTTTTGGTAATGCTCCCGCTAACGCGGGTACTTTGGATCCTAATTTTATAATGTTGTGTAAGGCAGCAAATCTTCCGGCATCAAATATTGCATCTATCGATGTTCCTTTTCGTGGAAGAACTTTTAAGGTTGCTGGGGACAGAACTTATGACACATGGTCGATCACAGTCATTAACGATACTAATTTTCTAATTAGAACGTATATGGAAAACTGGATGCAACATATTGGTCAATATAAAGATGCGAGTGGGGTAACAAATCCGGCAGATTATATGGCAAATGCCACAGTGACTCAATTGGATAGAAATGTTTCAACTATGGGAGCCAGTAGTGGTAGCGGTATTAAAAGTGCAAAGGAATATAAATTTGAAGATATATTCCCAACTAATATTTCTGCAATTGATCTCTCATTCGATTCATCGGATGCAATTGAAGAATTTACTGTTGAATTTCAAGTGAATTATTGGTATCCTGTTGGTAAAAGTAACTGATAAATAGTAAGAATACAGATTAATTAAATTATGGCAAAATTATTTGGTTTTTCTATTGAAGATCAAGAACCAATATCACCATCAGTAGTATCACCAGTTCCTCCCAATAGTGAAGACGGATCTGATCATTTTGTAAGTAGTGGGTTTTTTGGTTCTTATGTAGATATAGAAGGTGTTTATAGAACTGAATTTGATTTAATCAAAAGATATCGTGAGATGGCACTTCACCCTGAATGTGATAGTGCCATTGAAGATATTGTAAGTGAAGCAATTGTATCTGACACAAACGATAGTCCAGTAGAAATTGAACTTTCAAACTTAAATGCCAGTGATGGTATTAAAAAAAGAATTAGAGAAGAGTTTAAAAATATTCTTGATTTATTGGATTTTGATAGAAAATCTCACGAAATTTATAGAAATTGGTATATTGATGGAAGACTATACTATCACAAAGTAATTGATTTCAAAAAACCAGAAGAAGGAATTCAAGAGTTGAGATATATTGACGCAATGA